GAATTTTTATGTAATATGCCATTATTTTTAAAACAATGTCAATCTAACGTGTATATTTTTTTGAATGAACTTGTTACTATACAAAAAAATATAACGGCTGATTTATTTTTATCTACATATGAATCGCTTACTAGATTTTTAGATATAGCTAGTATGATACAAGAGAATTAATATTTATCTAAAACTTAAATCCGCTTAGACTCATTATTCCCTTGCCAACCAGATTCTCCCCTACAATGCGTCCAGTAGATACATCGCGTACACCACCGAGTTCACCAGCACCAGTAGTTGCTTTTACAGAGTATAATAGATATTTACCTTGTTCTCGAGCTGCTTCAACTATTTTATGGAATCGTTCATCTTTATCCCATCTATATTTCAGAGCATCCATAAGAGTTGTATCTTTGATAGGTATCCATTTACTATCATCAAATACGACACGATATTGATTAAGATATGTCTTTAGCATTTTCTTCTTAATTTCATTTGATTCTTCGCCTAATAATTCATAATCTCGAGCAGATTCAGGTTTAATACTACCTTCAAGACGACGTTTATTTAAGAAGCTTTGATGGATACTACCAGATGTGCTCATTAAGCTCTTTGCTAATTCGGGTTTATTAGATGCTAGTTTAAACTTCATACCAGCCATATAATGTTCAATGCTAGGATATATAGTAGAATCATCAGGGTCAGGGATAGGGAATGGGGCTGATAATCCAAGCCATCGCCCAGCATTAGGATCGCGAATTTTAAGTAAATCTGCTTGACGTGCTTCAGGTCCAAAACGGAATAATTCACTTTCAGCAAACTTCTTGTCAGGAGGAGGAAGTCGAGCTCCTGTTTTTGCCTCCTCAGCCTCAACTTCTTTTATTTCCTCTCCTTCTTCCCCTGCTTCTTCCTCTCCTTCTTCCCCAGGCTCATCAATACCTTTTAGTGTAATTTTCTGAATTGCTTCAGAAATATTACCTGTTGTATTAGGAACAATACTTACATTATCTTCTTCATTAGTTGCAGATGTAATATCAGCAGTGGGAACTTCAGCTACTTGAATATCACCAATGCGTTTAAAGATAAACCAGCGATTTAGGAATGAAAACTCTTTAACCGAATCAGGCATGAGATATTTACGCCCTGATTTTTCAGCCATTTCCCAAGTAACATCAAATGTATTAGTACTATTATTTAGCCCTAATTTGACCAACTCTTCCTTATCAACTAATTCAAATCCAACTGATTTCAACTTTTTCTGAAGGAGTTCAAATGGCACAAGATATTCGCGATGTGTTGTACCGATACTAATAAATTCAACATCAATTGCTAATCCAATTGAATCATCATCTGCTGTTAAGTCTTCATTATCATATCCTTTTGTAATAGTCCAAATAGGAACATCTCCTTCTTTTCCAGATTTTGAATGCCCCATTTGAACTCCTTTTAGTAAGTTAAATATTTTCATACCGTCAAATGCACATCCAGCGAAATATCCTCCAACTTTAACATTATCTGCTAAATTCTGAATGAGTCCATTTAGTGTTTCTTTATTTTCAAAGAAGTAATGAATAGCAAACATACATACAGCAACATCCGCACCTGCGCGTAAAGAACCAGACATCTTATTTTCTATATATTTAGGAACAGGCCCTTCTGGATCATATTTACCAAATATACTTCGTAGCATATTACTTTCTTCTGATGTTGCCCCTGCTTCTCCATTAATAAATCGTCGCGCTGAATTACCAATTATAAATGCTATTTGCGGTACACGTCCAAATCCAAACTCAACAATTGATTCTAAATATCTTTTATAAGCACCATCGCGATTATTAGTAATATTTTCACCCGCAGTATCAATACCTACTACAACACGAGCGCGATTCATAATCCATTTATATAAATCACCACCTTTACCACATGCTACATCTAATACTGCCTTACCTCCACCTTTTAGAAGCCTTCTATACAGGATATCATTTTTAATATATTTATTATGAAAATCTAACATGCCACGAACAAGCATAATATCTTCTTCAGATGCTTTACGTTCATAATATTTTTTTGTAACATCTGTTTCACGTGATTTTAACAAATCTTTAACTTCTTCTTCTGTTGGTTGCTCTGCGCCAGTGCGTATCATAGAATATGTTACTGGGTCATGAATAGAATTCCATACAGAATTAGCAACTTTTTCAGAGTTCAATGTACGTGCCAGAGTACCTCGTAATAATCTCTCAGTTTTATCATGACGAACACGAATAGGGATCCATCTCCAACCGCCATCATTTTTAGGCTCATAACGCATTTCTACAATACTTCTATCACGAATAGGTTCACCTGTTCCAACGAGATATTTATGGTCTGTTAATCCTTTTTTGATTAATTGTTCACGATTATCGTCTCCACTGATACTTGCTGAAATATCTGTTTCTAAATCAGTAGCATCATATGTAGTAACATATTCTTCACCTGATTCAGGATCTATCTTTACAAGTAAGTTGCATACACTTGCCATTGTATCCGCAAATTCAAGAGGGTTGAAGAGAACTGGTTTATATTTACTACTCCCTTTCTTTTCACGGGGGATATTTTGTTCTAACAAGATAGCGTTACGAGGATCTTCAAAAGCTGGATCTTTATCACTACCTACAAATAAGCGCAGTGATTTATAGCGTACAGTCTGTCCAGATTTAGGATGAATACCAGTTGTAATCTTTTCCATTGTAGGTATACCAGGTTCTCTTTCAAAATTCACTAAGAAATCTACTGTATTCTGCGAAGAGGGTTTCCATTTAAATTGTTCATAGAATGTATCACCTGCTCTTTGTGGTAAGGGAGTTGTATTAGATGTAATAATTAGACCATCTGTTTCATATATTCGTGTAGTATCTAATACTCTTGTACATGCTGTAAAGATAGTTGCATTATTAGGGGAAGCAAATTGGAATTGTTTTAAACTCACTAATAATTTATTAGTATCAGTTACACCTTTAGCTACGATTTCATCGCCATCTTTCCATGCGTTATACCATGCTTTAATCTTATTATAGCGCCCATTACCTGTTTCAATATTTGCTAAATCTACAAAAGGTAGTACACTTACATTTTCTCCTTTAATGCCATAATATATATCAAAGATAAGGAAATGATTAATTGCTTTCTCATAACGATTCATAGTTACCCATTCACCATCAAGCAAGGAATTAGCGCATTTTTCATTTTTAAGACCAGTTCTATAAATATTCATTGCCATATCAATAAGATATAGTTCCCCATCTTTATTACAAAATCCAAGAGCTCGTAGACCATCTGCTTTATCTGTTACATTATATCCACTACGAATATTAGGAATACCATCTTGTATATCAGATATCATATTCTTAACTTCAAGTGTAATTGGCGATACTCCGCGAAATCTATCTGATTTTACAAGTGCTGTATAATCGGCACGAACAGAATCAGCAACTGATTTACGAATAAGTAAAGTATTTTTTTGAATAGCTCGTAATATTTCACCTACGCCACTAATTAGACATTTTAGTGCACTTTGAGGTGTAGATGTATCATCATCTCTTAGTAATTCTACTTCTACTTCATAGTGAACAGGTTCTTTAAAGATATTATTTTCAAGAAAAGATTTCACCCATTTATATTGCCCTTTTTGATCTTTTTCAGTACTTCGTACCATTGACATATCAATTCGAACGCCTTTTCCTCGGAAAGTCCATCGTTTAATAAGACGAAAGGCCTTATTTAGAGTACCCCAATTATCAATTAGTTCACGTACACGAGGATCATCGCGATTTAATGATATTTCTCTTCGCGATTTAATACGGACATTATATTCCTTTAAGTCAACATTACTGTCTATAGAAGTGCGATCTTTAATCATGGCAGTAAAAGGTTTACCTTGGAGTTTATCATCGCGGCAATAGGATTGAAGTACACCAAGACCTTGTAGTGAAAGGCGAATATGATTCGGAGTGATGATACTGAGACGATCATCTTGTGGAATAACTTCAAATCCTTTAATGCGAAGACGTTGTGCTATTTGAAGAAATGTAGTTGAATCCACTTGTCCACCTATACCAAATGTAGCTTCTAGCTCTTGTTCTGGCCTTTTAGACCAATCTTGAACAAGATTAGAGATCTGTTTGGTTTCTATGGAATATAAGTCCATTGTAATTCTAACTATATAATTATAAAAGAACCTTAGGCTTTAATCATCCTGCTCAATCGAATCAATTTTACCCATCATCCAATTAGTGAATATACGAATTGTATTTGATTTACCTAGGCGTTGTGATAAAACATCTTTTGTTAGTTTCCTATCTTTCTCATCCCAAGTAGGGAGAATACATAGTTTTTCAATTAGTTCAACCTTTGTTCCATCTACTTCGGGCCATTGAATTAGCCATCCTTGTTGTTCAATATAGCCAATCCAATTTGCTAAAAAACTCTTAATTGATTTAGATGATGTATCAAGTGGTAGTGCTACCCATCTTCCATAATAATCGGCTATCCATGTAGGAGTATCATATTTCCAATTAGCAGGGTTTGATGAAAAATGAATTTCTCCTTTGTATCCTGACTCATTTGATTCACCTGATTCAGATACTTCTTGTTCGGTTGATTTCATAAGAATAAATTGTAAATTTTGAATTACACCAATTCCTGAATATAGATCTAAATAATCTTTTGTTTCAAACTTAGCATTATTGTATGCTGCCCCAATTAAATCATAAATTTTCTTGCGTTTTCTAGCTAAATGTGTATTTTTAAGATTATCACTTTTAGATTGAAGTTCAGTTGCTAAAGTACTAATTGTTTGAAGGCGAGCAGATTTAGATGATATATAATAACTACCTGGGTCATTAATACACATAATAAGGCTTAATATACCAGATGGATTAAGATTATACGCTTTATATCCTCTAAGTCCAATCTTATCAAGAGATGTATCTTCAACTTGTTTAGTTATTTGCTGAGTCTCAATAGGGGTCAGTGACTGATCTCTATTCGGATTCATTTTAGCATATTCCATTAATTCTCCAAATGATACATTTTGATATTTTTTAGCTGGAGTTGCCATATTTAGTGCCTAATATATAGTCATCATATAACTTTAGGTCCTTTAAGCCCCTACTTATTCTTTAAACTCCCTCATTATTCTTTTTCTGTTTCTTCATCGGTGTCTTCATCATCTTCAATATATGTTTCGTTTCTAAGTTTATTTAATTCTTCAATGCGTTCTTTCTCTTCTTGTCTATTCTTAATACAAAAGTCTAGGTATTCTTCAATAGAATTAAATGCAGCATCACATATGTGTATTAAATCAAAAAAAATACCATTAGAGTTTTCCGTATAGGTTTCTTTATATTTCTTTAATAATTTAAGAATATGTTCTTGCTCGGGTTTTACTAACAATTTAATATTTTCAAAAAGTACTTTTCTTTTTTCATAAGGAATTAGAAATGTTCTAGGCGGTAAATCATCAGACATTATAGTCTCCTAATTCCGTAAACATCTAGATTAGAATATTTCAACCGCATCTTATAATTATATCTTATTCATCATCTGTATTATCTAATTCATCATCAATATCATCTGATTCATCATCTAAATCTAATTTATTGCCACCAATTTTAGCTTCCTCTTCCTCTTCTTCCTCTTCTTCCTCTTCTTCCTCTTCTTCCTCTTCTTCCTCTTCCTCTTCAAATTCCTCTTCTTCAGCTGTATTTATAAGGGATTCATTAGGCATTATAGTTTCATTTGTTATAGTATTATCTTTATTAGTTTTATTTATAATAGATTGTGTGTTATCAGTTTGATTTGAAATAAATAAGCCACTTGCTAGAATAAAATCATCATTAATTTGAAATTTAGAACGTTTAATTTCTATTTCAACCATATCGCCTATATTAACTTCTTCATAGTCTTCATTTCCTAAATGTAAATCACGGGGGACTTGAATGCGAATAGCATCTTTATAATTTACATACAAACCCATCTTATTTTTACGAATTACTTGTCCAATTATCTTAACACCATCTGCTGGATAAATAACTTGTCCTTGTAGTTTAGCATAATATATAGCATCACCTGTAAATCGTGCTGCTTCAAAATATCCCATTGAACGTGATAGTAATGTTACAGAACCGGGAAGAACAAATCCTTGTTCAGAGCATTTATTTTCAATAATTTTCCTAGCCTTTTCAAGAATAATTTCTTCGATGCTTGAAGTTTTAACTCTATTTAAATCTTTAGGCGTCAGGTTTACTTTTTTTTCAAAGAAAGCTGTAGTTTCCATTCCTCTGTTCTCTATAATATGCTATTATGCTTTAACCTATTTATGACGCTACTCAAATTTTAACTCTATTTTTTAATTCTAAATAATCCCTTATGCCCTGTATAATATGCAGCAATTGGTCGAAAATACCATCTTAGACCTTTTAAATCCTGTAAATCAATATATCTCATTATTATTTCTAATAAACTACATGCTCGTGTTGCGTTCTTAATTTGCCTTGTACTAACTAATACTTCTCGGCGTAAATCATAATCTCCCATACTTGTACTACGCAGGATATCACCAACCTCTATTAATTGTTTAATATGACCAGTCATAGTACTAACATTAGCACATTCCTTCCCGCGTCCAACTTTTCCTCCGTCAACAGGCGGTTGTCCTGTTTTGAAGACAAAATCTCCATTTTTTGGAACACTAAATCCGTAAATTTCTCCTGTTGTTTCATTATTTACCATAAAACTTTTAATTTCCTCAGACTTATCGCGTATTATTTCATCAATTACTGATTTTTTACACGCCTCTCCACCTTCACATATATAGATTATTTCTCCTGTTTTTGGATCTAGAAATCTATTAATCATTATTTTACCTAATGTGTATTGATCATCTTGAATTACATCAAGTAAATTCAATGATGTATTATATACCAAATATTTCTTTTCTTCATATGTAATCCAATTATCCCATAAATATTGTAAAATAGATAGTCTAAATGCATCCGTATTACGCACTGAAGATTTAATATAAGATTGATAAAACCATTTTACCATTTCCAAAATTTGCCTATATCTTTCTAAAATCTCTAAATTCTCATTTGAAATATTAATTAAATGTTGATCTAATTCATCTGGAGGATTAATATATGATTTACTAATAGACAGATTTTCACACCATTTCATAGTAGCAGACCATACATTCTCAATTGTCTGAGTTGTATTTAATTTTTCTTCATCTTCGTTTTCAATTATATCAGGGATTTCATATGTGATAGGAATATATATATCACGTTTAACAGGGAACTTTGCTACACGAATTGATAATGGAATTGTTAAATCTACATATACAGATGGTTGAAATATATAATATCCATTACAATATCGGATATATCCAGATACCCCATTATGTAAGACTTGGAATGTTTTATTATCTATAATTTCAGTTAATAAATCAACCGCTGCCATTCGCGGTACATCTGATAATATATTCCACATATCTTCAGTGCGATAAAATACTTGTTCAGCAAACATAGCTTTAATGCGTTCTTTTAATTTAGTAATACGCCATCGAGCAGCAAAATCATCATATGTGGAATCATCAATCTTTAAACTTTTAATATCTATTTTAGGCTTACATTCATATTCGCATGTTTCAATCCAATCACATACAGCAGTAAAAGGCATATCATTAATATTTACATTTTCACGAACTCTTCCTTGAGAATCTATTTGTTTTACTGGATCTTGACCTTGAATTACAATTGCTTTATTATTAAGATTACAATCAATTGCGGATTGTTTCATAATTCGTGTTACATTGCCAACTAGCACTGCTTTATTAAATCCATAACGATAACTATATAAATCAACTGTTTCGCGATTACTGAATGGGTTATTACTTGGAATTATTCCTGCATATAAATATACAGTATTATTGCGTTTATCTTTTGGTAATGCACAGTGTGACATAAAACGGATAGCTCGCCCTAGAATTTGTTCGGTTTTATTTAAATGGAACCATCCATCTATAACATGTGTCTCACGGATAAATCGTAAATCAACACCTTCTGATGCGATTTGACTACCGATAATAATTTTCATTTTAGAACCATCAGCATTATCAAATGCCCTTTCAGCGCGAATAATAGCTTCATTATTAGGTGATATTTGTTTATCACCTGTTAGAATTCCATAATAGGCTGGTGTAAAAGTATGATCTGTATTAGTATGATTCTTTTCTCTTTCAGGGCATAAAGCACATTGTCTTCCACCTGGTGTTTGAATTCCATTTGCAAGAAATCCAGATTTTCTACCATATAGACTATATCCATTTGCTTCTAATGCTAATGCTAGTGCAAATGCTCCTGTATTTACAAACCGTGTATAAGCAAAAAGAACACCCTCGCATGTTCGTGCTTTATTAATAAGAAAAGCATATTTTGGACTATAATTAATTAATTGAGTTTCACCTAACCATTGAGCGCCTACTTCTGCTTTAGCTCTTACTCTAAGCTCTCCTGACGCGGATTCTTTATTAAAAACAGCCCATAATGATTCATTATTAGTTCGAAATTTATAATCTTCTAAGGAATTATTTGTATTATTAGAATTATTACTATTATATTCTTTTGTATTAGGAACTATAAAATTTGCGGCATTAATTAAACTATTTATTGTAAAAGTACTAAGGCCTCTTCCAGGTGGAAGGGTGTTCATAAATGCTATACTAGCGGCTAATACATCACCCTGCAGAGTAATAGGGGTAATAGGAAGATGTTTATAATAGGATTTATTTATATCAGGAATATCTACTCCACTCGGACTTTTATTAGGATAGGAATCCATTTTTGGAATATCTCGAGGATATAATCGGATTGGGAATGAGAGTGGATTCTCTCCTCTCATAAAACTTACATAGCGCTGTGAAATATATCCCAGCATCTGTTTTCCTTTATCAGTAATATTTCCTTTACTATCAAATATATCGCTTTCTACTATAGTTGCTTTTTTATCATTTAATAGTAATAAATTTAATACAAATATAATTTCTTTATATGTATTATACATAGGCGTAGCTGTTTGCATAATAAATTTAAGACCTTCTGAAAATTGTAGTACATTTCGTAAGTATGGAGTTAATTGTTTTCCGCCTTCAGAATCGGACTTTTCAGCTTTTCCTCCAGGGAGTTCAGGCTGTTCATCTGCTATTTCATCTGATAAATCACGAAGATTATGAGCTTCATCTACAATTAAAAGTCTTCCACTAAATGCTTTACGTATCTTTTCCTTTTTTAATAATTCTTTTTGCTTATCTGAAGCAGCTGGAGGAATTCCTTTAAGTTGCTCTTTAATATAATTAGCAAAAGATATATAGCCAAATAATTTATATCTACGTTTAATTTGTTTATTAACAAGTCGTTGTATACGTTCAGGATCACGTTCAAATAGAGTATTAGATAATCTCATATAAAGATCACCTGTACACTGAGAAGCTGTATTAGGCTCATTATATTCACCTATTTTAATACGTGTGATATCAAATATAGTTCGAATAAATCCTTGTTGAATTGTAGGAGGTGCTACAATTAGAACTTGATTGCGAGGAAATTCAGATAACCATGCTTCAGCAATCTGTATAGCGGCACATGTTTTACCTACGCCTACCCCATGGTATAATAGTGCTGACATATAAGGTGTTTTGGGTGACATAAAATTACTAACAAACCTCTGAACAGGTGTAACTTCAAATACTCCATCATCTTCACATGGATCTCCACGAGGTTTCCAAGTAGATTGAAGTGATTCAGCAAACTCACGTTTAGCAAGAAGTTTTTGTAAAAATACAGGGTCGCGAATATCAGGATATGCTCCTGATTCATATTCCCATTTAGATAATCCTTCAGATGGAAATAGATTCCTTCGTTTTAATTCAGCAATAATTATATCACGTTCTGAAAAATCTAATGTTGTATCCCATATTTCCTGTAATTCTGTATCAGTTAACCCTTCATATTGTGATGTATTGATTTCTTCTTCTTTTTCTTCCTGTTCTTCTTGTTCCTCTTGTTCTTCTTCTTGTTCTTCTTCTTGTTCTTCTTCTTGTTCTTCTTGTTCTTCTTGTTCTTCCTGTTCTTGTTCTTCTTGTTTTTCTTCTTTTACATTAGGGGTAATTGCAATAGTTGGTCTTTTTCTAAGCATACGAGGTGTTATAGGAATTATAGTATTTTGTTGTATTTGTGGAGTTATTATTTCCCTCGGATTCCTGTTTGACGGATTCCTGACTATTTCCCTCGGATTCCTGTTTGACGGATTCCTGACTATTTCCCTCGGATTCCTGTTTGACGGATTCCTGACTATTTCCCTCGGATTCCTGTTTGACGGATTCCTGACTATTTCCCTCGGATTTATTCTGTATATTATTAAATGGGTTAATAGCAGGAGTTTTATCATCTGTAGATTCTGAGTTATTAAATGGGTTAATAGCAGGAGTTTTATAAGTATTTAAATTAGATGCTGTTGATATATTAAATGGATTAACAGCAGACGTTTTATCATCTGTAGATTCTGAGTTATTAAATGGGTTAACAGCCATATTAGCCATTAAATTATTTAATGTTTCATTCCCTTTATTTTCTGATAATGAAGCATTAAATGGATTATAATCAGGTTTTGATTCCGATTCCATTACTACTATAACTATAATATTTATAATACTTATAATACATAGCTTACATACTAACGAGTTTTATAAATAGCTCTACTCATATCATGAGTCTCAATTGGATAAAAGTTACGTAAAATCTTACCAGCTTTTAGTAAAATCTCTCGTTTTTCTACATTATCCGGACGAATCCTTATAAGAGCATCATCTAATGAACACCATTTAATAGCACCTATTTCACGGGCCATATGAGGATTATTCATATTCATATTAGCCTCTACATCTTTATGACAGTATGCGATATAGTATTTATGACAATAATGTACTTGATTTGAACCAAAAAATGTTTCAGAAATAGGCAATGTATTTTGAATAATAATAATGTCTTGCCTTCTTAAAGCCGTTTCTTCTTGAAATTCTCTGATTGCGCATACTATATCACTTTCATGTGGATTTCGCCTTCCTTTAGGAAACCCCCATTCAGGTTCAGTCCATTTTGTAGGATTCTCATCTAATAGCCTATGTAACTTTTCCGAAATCAATTCAAACTTTTTCTGAGAATTATCATAATCCGTTTTATGTGATCTAACCCCTGATGATTCTCCCCAGATTCCCTTCCATAATTCATCAAATGTCTTAGTTCTTACTAATTCTTGTTCTCCATATGTCATACCTCTTAATAGTCTTCCAATATAGTCATCCTCTTCTACATTGTATTTACCACGAACAAACTCAACGAATGATAGAGAATCTTTACGTTGAATTAGTAAATATTCAATAGAATCATTAAAATTAGTTATATTAGATTTTGAGAACATATTTGTTAGATTATTAACATATCGAACAGCAATTACTCCATAACTTGTTACAGGTGATTGACAATTGCGAAAAATATGCCCATGTAAACCACAATTAGTACAATGTTGTACCCGGTTATCATTATATGTCATTATATTTTAACTTATATCATAAGTCTGAAATAGGCTTTAAATTATCTATAACTAATTATTTTGTGTATTTATACAAACTATATAATAAGGTAATTTAATAACAAAATATTAGAAATGCAGTTTCCACCAACTGTTTGGGGTCCATTTTTTTGGCATACTATTCATATTGTAGCACTTGGTTATTCTAAAAATCCATCATATACTGAAAAGAAATGTGCTAAAGATTTCTATGAATCACTTGCTTTCTTATTACCATGCGGCATTTGTCGTGAACATTATAGTGAGCACTTAAAGGCAAATCCAATTACTCCATTTCTGGATACACGCGCTGATTTATTAAAATGGACTATTATGATACATAATTCAGTTAATAAAATGTTAAAAAAGCCCGAATGGACTGAACAGGAAATAATAGCATATTATGATCGTCTAGGAAGACGTGATAGGTCTCCAGTGTGGACAAAAGATGACATGAAAGAGATAGATTTCCGTTCATTTATTCGTGGATTTCTAACAGGTTCTGTTATTTTAGGAGGAGTTGGTGTAGCAGTATATTTTATTAATAGGATTCAATCAAACTAATATTCTCTAATAAAAACAGATTATACTAAATGAATGATATTGAATCCCAAAATGGTGGTAAACGAAGTGACCATAAACGAAGTGACCATAAACGAACAATAAAGGAATATCATTTAAAACCTATTATGACTGATGAGGAAATTAAAAAGAGAGAGGGAACCTATTTTGATGAGAATGATATTAAAATACTAGTTACTGAAGATGCTGATGTATATATACCCGATTCAGCAAATCCTGGTAAGGAAAAGATTTTATTAAAATTCCGTAAAAATGTATTTCCAGAAAATCTAACAAAATTGGCATGGGATGCATTTCATAAAACAGCAGCAGCATCTAGAAATCGCGGAGCAGCAGCAGGTCCAATCGATCTCAAAAGTATGTATTGGAAAAAAAGAAAACCGGTTGAAATAGACAAATGGGGAGCTAGATATATGCAGGATGGAAAAGTCTCTAAAATGCGAGTAAACAATAATGTATATTCAAGTGTATTAGGATATTTTGAAGAAACCCCTTTTATGAAATTACCATGTCGTTTAACAACATATACTCAGACATATTTTAATTATTATAAGATGGGGCTCCCATTTATTGAAGCAATTGATGGGCAATTTAAAAAGTTAATGCCTGAACGTCATAAAAAACAATTTGATCGTGCTAAGAAAAAATCATTTTATCAAATTAATGATACCGCATTTAGTTCATTAACTATTAATCGTAATTTTAGAACTGCTTTACATCAGGATGCTGGTGATTATAGAGAAGGATATGGTAATTTATCAGTAGTTGAACGTGGTAAATATCATGGTGGTAATACAATTTTCCCACAATATGGGGTTGCGATTGATTTACGAACAGGCGATTTTGTAGCAATGGATGTTCATGAATGGCATTGTAATACAAAAATGTATGAAACAAAAGAAGATAAAGAATTTAATAAAAAATTAGAAAATGTTTTCAGACACGACCCAACTACAGGTACAATGGGATCTACTGATAAATATTCAAGGTTATCGTTTGTATGCTATTTACGTGAAAAAATGATTGACTGTGATGAAAAAGAGACACGAGCATATTATAAGAAGATACATCTTGACCCTGTTAAAGGATTTACTAATAAAACTAAAAAAGCTAAAAAAGATGACAATAAAGATGATACTAATAAGAATGTAAAAAAACAGACACGTAAAAAATAATATAGACAAACTATAATTTCCATAAAATATAATTTCCATAAAAAGAAAGAAGCATAACAAAATAGGTTAATATGGCTGGTAATTTAATTAAAAATTATTTACCATCTACGGTATCAAGTAATCGTATTATAGGCGGACCTAATACATCTGTATCACAGAATAAGGGCTTTTTTAGTTCTTTTACAAAAACATCATCTGATTTATCTACGTCAGGTTCAACTAAACAAATAATATTAAGAATATTGGCCTATCTTTTAGCTATTTTTATTGCTATTATGGTAATACTATTATTTGTTCATTATATGATTACTCCAATATTTATATTACATCCTGGTGATCCCGGTTATATATCTGTTCCTGGATTTGATGATGGGAAACTATATTGGTCAAATGGATTAACATCGATAATTCCTAATAAACAAACACCAATTGAAGCTTCAACGTATAATTACTCCATGATTTTAGATGTCTTTATTGAAAATCCATTACAATTTGCTCAAACACCACGAATATTATTTACACGCGGAGGAATGTTAAGAGAAACGCCTATATCAGAAACACTATTAGGATTATTTGAATATTATAATTTAGTAATAGGATTATTACCTGATACAAATGATCTAATAGTTTCAGTTCTAAATAAGGATAGTAATATGGAAAATGTTATCATTTCAAATATTCCAGTACAAGAGCCATTTAGAATAGGTATAATAATAATGGAACAGGCTATGGAAGTATATATTAATGGAAATCTAGCAAAAACACGTAAATTTTCATCTCCGCCAAAAGATGTTAAAGGAGATATATTTGGCCCAATAGGTATTAATACTAATATATTTAAATTAAGAAATCTAAAATTATGGGATAGAATACTTAAAACATCTGAAATACGTTATGCTAAACCAAAATTAGCAAATACAAAAGAATTTGGAGCATCAGGAATGCCTGGTTCATCAGGATGCGCGCTAGCACAATAAATAGGCTAGAAAAACTTTCATTGTAATAGGATAATATGACATTTATAGCACTTGTTATATTTGGTATTATATTAATACTTCTAACAATTTATATAATAGTATACGTAATATATCCAGGTTCTGGAAGCAATGATTTACTAAAAAGTTTAACACCACTTTCAACTAAAAAGGATTTATTATATTCCGATCAAACTAAAAGTACAATATTAGCAACATCTGGCTCAACTATAATGGGATATTTTAATATTCAATCAGGCGATAGAACTGTTAAAATAGGCGATACTTATATTCCAGTATTACAAGTTGAAAATAATTGGTATTTGGAAATAGCACCAGCTCCAAAACATACATCTGATTCAGCAGCAAGATTTCGTGTTAATACGCTAAACGCAGGTAAAATGGAGCATGAATATATAGAATTACCATCTATTCCTAAACAAAAATGGACCTTTATTGCTATTCTCCGAGATGGTCGAAGGTTTGATATAATTTATAATAATAAGATTGTAGCATCACATACTCTTAAAAATTATCCTACTGTAATATCAAGCCCGTTAAGTATAGGTCATCCTGGTTTAGATGGTTCTGCTGTACACATTATAGTAAATAATAAACATTTACCTCTACAAAATATTGAAAGAGAACGTCTATCACATATTGATACAAATGATAATGTATTAGAAGATAATATATTTAGTTTTAATTTTCCAGGTATAAACTTATTCGCAGAATGCCCTCCCGGATTACCATGTGATCCTATTACAAAACCTCCATCTAATAATTTATTACAATGGTCAACGCCTTATGCATAACTTATCTTTATATTCTAAATAGGATATTATAAAAGAAAAGTAAATATAAAAGTAATAAAAATAGAAATAACAAAAAATCCATATTAACTACAGGATATAAATGAACGGAAATACAAACAGTTCGTCAATTTCAAAATTAGCAAAGGCCCTAATTCCAATTTTAATTATTATTGGTGGTATTGTGGCTCTATATTATTTAGGTCAATATATATTTGGCCCGGTTACACAACATTGTAAAACACTTATATCTGCTGTACAAAGCGCTAATATAGATCAATCAAAACCATTAATATTTAATTCAACTGAAATGCCTGCTATATATGAAGGGGGTGAATTTACAGTATCAACATGGATTTACATTAATAATTGGACGTATCGTGCTGGCTTTAATAAACACATATTTAGCATAGGTGGGCCTAATTTTGATACTATTCGTATTTATCTTGGAGGAATGAAACCAAGTTTACAAGTTCGTCTTCAGACACGTGATGCTTCAACTATTTATGCAGTATCTGATAAGCCAAGTGACAGTCTAGATAAATTATCACTAAATAGTGTATTTGGTATATTACAGACTCATTCTGGTTTATTAGATTCTTCTACACTATGTGATTTACCCGAAGTAGAATTACAACGATGGGTTAATCTTACAGTAGCAGTTAATGCACGTACGGTTGATGTATATTTAGATGGAAAATTATCACGATCATGTGTATTACCATCATTTTACAAAGTTGATGCTGGTAGTATCAGTGCGACTATGTTAGCATATGGAGGATTTGGAGGACATATTGCTAATACATCTGTATGCGATGCTGCTCTTAACCCTGAACAAGTATATAAGAATTATATGGCAGGGCCTGAACCTATTACTAATATTATAGGCTGGTTAAAATCATTTTTTGCTCCTAGTTCTACATTATAAATTAATAAACTAAAATAATAAAAGGAGAAAGAAATGGAAGGAAACACTACATTTAACACTAGATTAAATTCAGTTCAAGGGCCCGGTATTATACCGCAAATTATACTAGGGCTTACTATTATAGTTGTCCTATTTTTAACATTACTATTTGTTGAAGTAATATATAAATATGTAAATCGTTTACGAATGAATAGAACTGAACTTCTTCCAATAACATATAACACAGAAGATAAAGCAGTGAATATTATTCAAGATCCTAATAATAAAGCATCTAAACCTGTTCATCTCTCCGCAAATGAACGCAGTGGAATAGAATTTAGTTATTCGTTTTATATTAATGTACATCCTTCAACGTTTAGAACAGAACAAGGATTACTTCATATTTTTCACAAGGGTTATTCAAATCAATTTCCTCTTTTAGCACCCGGTGTTTATATGCGTTCTGATACAAATACATTACGTATTTATATGAATTCATATAAAACTTGGAATAATTATGTAGAAGTAAGTAACTTTCCAGTTGGAAAATGGGTACATATTGGCATAGTTTGTACAAATAATGCTCTTGAAATATATGTAAATGGTAATCTAGCACGTAAGATGTCATTTGAAGGATTCGCACCATATCAAAACTACGAAGATATTCATTGTTTTAGTCAACGACGTGTTACTATTAAACACACTATCGTACCTTCAACTGATAAGGATGGATTTGAAGTATTTGGTGTTATGAAAGGGATGATAAGTAGATTATTATATTTTAATTATGCATTATGTTATGGAGAAATTAATGAACTAATGAATGAAGGGCCTTCAAGTAAATTAGCTTCTACAACTAATGTAAATGTACCACCTTATTTGGATGATACATGGTGGGCTAAAGGATATTAAGTATAATCAATAAACTAAATAAATACTATTAATAAATCATAAATATAATTTAATATATATGCCTAAAGGGTCTATATATTAAATCTAAGAAGAATAGTGATATGCCAGGTGGAGGCCTTTATTCATTAGTAGCATACGGAGCTCAAAATGTATTATTAAGCGGTAATCCAGATTTTACATATTTTTATAAGACGTATAAAAAATATTCTCATTTTTCGGAGGAATCTGTTACATTTGCTATGGATGGCCCGCAAGATTTACAATATGATCAACCTATACAAGTACGTTTCAAAATACAGCGTGTGGCAGATTTAGTGCGCGATATGTATTTTGTATTTAATTTACCTGATATATACTGTAAATATATTGATTTACAGACAAGTAATAGAGATTCTCAATATAATTTTGCTTGGGCTAATTTTATAGGATGTCATATTATTCAACAAATAGGAGTATATATAGCAGGTCAAAAGATACAGGAATTTGATGGAGATTATATGATTGCTAAAGCACAATCAGATTTAGATACGGATGCCTATGCTAAATGGGCACATCTAGTCGGCCATGTCCCTGAATTAATTAATCCAGCAAATGGAGTATACGCAGGAGGATCAGCTGGAACAGGATATCCTATTGTATATAATTCAAATGGTCCATCTGGTTCGACACAAGGGAATGTTAATAGACCTTCTATATTTGGAAGAAGAATACAAGTTCCTTTACCTTTCTGGTTTACAGAAACTACATTTGAATCACTCCCATTAGTATCATTACAATATCAAGAATGTGAAATTCAAATAACCCTTAGACCAATTAATCAATTATATACTATTTTAGATCCATCTGGTAATACAGTTGCTCCAGGATATAAATTTAACCCCTCTCCTCAACCATTACAGCCAGAAAATGTATACTATACTTCTGTATCAGATATATCAGATGTAACTATTAATAATTTCTTAACCGATATTGGACAACCAAAACCTTTATTAAATAGCTGGCCTTTAAATCCCCAAATACAACTTACATATGTATATGTAACTGATGAAGAAAGAGCACAATTTGCTGGCGAGCCATTACAATATTTAGTTAGGCAAATAACGCGATATAATTTTTTGGGGCTTACATCTAGACAGATTGTTGAATTAAATACTCATAATCCTATAAATCGTATATTTATACTTCCTAGTCGTTCTGATTCTGTACTAAATAGAAATCAAGTTGCTAATTTTTCAAATTGGATAAACCCAAATAAAGCACCATTTATACCACCAACAGGATGGAATCCCTTAATTACTACTAATTATACATCAGGTATTTTTGTTTTAAATGGACAAAAATCTATTTTAGAAACTTTAAGAATTCTTGGAGATGGTAATGAATTACAAGAAATAAAACCAGCTGAATATTTTTCACAAGTAGTACCGTGGAAATATTTAACAGGTGTTCCTGATACAGGTATATTAGTATATCCATTTGGCCTTCATTCTCCTAATACACAGCCAGATGGTAGTATTAATAGTAGTAGAATTAAATTATTTCAAGTAGATTTAGGAGTATATCCATTACCAGCTAATTCTTTTTATCAATATAATTTTGCTATATTTGTGGAGAATTTGAACTGGGTTAATATCTCATCAGGAATGGGTGGGCTTAAATATGCATTATAATTTGTCCTATTCCTCGGATTCCATTCGGATTTGTCCTATTCCTCGGATTCCATTCGGATTTGTCCTATTCCTCGGATTCCATTCGGATTTGTCCTATTCCTCGGATTCCATTCCTAATTCCTCAGATTTATGTTTTATAAGACGTATTTCAGGATATCCACTTTTCCGATTCGGATTAGGACGGACATATTCAGGATATTTATCTACTAACCATTTAACAGCTTCTTCTTGTTTTTTAAGCCTATTAGGATCTGTCTGCATACCACCTGGTTCTTTATAGTAAGCAGTTTTAGGAGCTACATAATTAAGACGTACTACAGCACCATCGCGAATGAAGCATTTAATTGTACGTAAATAATCTTCTTTTTCACTCATTTCCAATTTAATCCCTTTAGGACCTTTAGTACCTGTATTGATAAATCCCCAAAAACTTCCAATAATAAATTTTAAATCAGTTGATACAGATGGTTTCATAAAGAATCCATTTGGAATAGGATAAACACCCCATAAACTTGCTTTATTTTTCTCAGCTTCACTAAATCCTGTATTAATTATTTTTACTAGACTTCGGAGAGGCCTTTCATGACGTTTTTCTGTTTCATCATATTCTAGAAATCCAGTTATATCATCATCCATAAATACAATCTTTTTCCCGATAGGAAAGTAATCTGAAATGAAATTTCTAACAGCAGCTAATCCTGGTATACCAATAATAATTTTATTATATTCTGAAGATGTTAATGTCTTTTTATAAATATCTTCTTCTTCTTTATTGGCTACAAATATGAATATTTTAGAAGAAGGTATATGATATTTTTTAAGAATTGCTAAAGTTTTTGTCTTCAAAGTCTCCGCACGTTTATAGGAAGGAATTGCTATTATCCAATTATCCGATTTTATTTTTCTTGTTTTTGTTGTTTTTCTATCTCCCTTAAATCGCATTATTAATATATGTAAAGAAATTATATTCAAAAATGATTAGTATATAATTAAATAGGGATACGATGTCTTCATCTGATGCTATGGCAAATACATCATTTTTAAGTAATTTGAAAAATAAACTTATTTATAAGGCAAATAGTGCTGTATATGATCCAAATGCTAATCAGTATGCCAGTGATGTACAACAACAGCAGCAACAGCAACAACAAAATCAGCAACAACAGCAACAGCAACAACAACAGCAACAACAACAGCAAGATAATAACGGGCCTTTTAGTATTAAAAGAGTTATTAATAATATAATAAAAAAGTTTTCAGACACATTTAGTTCATTATTAGTCCCATTTCTAGCACTAATGATGTCAATGATGGTAACAAATGAACTAATTACATATTCTATTTCTATTAGAATAATATTATTCATATTTACATTTGTTATATGTTTATTAATGCCTATGTATTCAATTATATTAATAGTATTATATTCATTAAAAGCATTATATAGAATATATATAAATACAACATTACCAGAGGCAGAAAGAGTATCTGTATTACCTACTATATTTGCGCTATTACCTATTAAAATGACACAGCCCGAATCTAAGCTAGGAAGAATATTTATGTATCCATTTACATATCCTAAATCAGAAGTTGGTAAAATAAAATTACCTAAAATAATGAAAGCATATGAAGATGATTTACAAATACATTTTAAAGATTTTGATAAATATAAATCAATGCCTATATTTTCAAAACTAATTAATAAAGTACACAGCTATTTAGAAAATATTAATTATGTTCCAATAGAAAAAGCACAAGATAAAACACAAGATACAGTTGAAAATACATAAAATACAAAAATATAACAAATATTATACAAAATAATAAATCATCATAAATATAATATAAAGAATAGAAAGAATAGCTATATCAATAATGCAACCATTCGTAAGTATTTTAATGCCAACATATAATCGTAGAAAGTTTATTCCGACTGCTATTGAAATTTATAAGAATCAAACATATTCTAAAGATCGAATGGAATGGATTATATTAGATGATGGTACAGATAAAGTTCAAGATTTATTTGAAGAGGCATCTAAAAGTATACCAAATATTCGATATATATATGAACCACTAAAGAAAAACATAGGTGCTAAAAGAAATAAACTTATTGCTGAAGCAAAAGGCGATATTATTGTTTGGATGGATGACGATGATTATTATCCTAATAATAGAGTATCACTCGTAGTAACAGCATTATCAAAGAATAAATTAGTTAATATTGTAGGTTCATCACAATTATATTTATATTATACAGATACTAAAAAGATTTGTACTGTAGGCCCATTTGGACCAAATCATGCTACAAATGGAACAATTGGAATACGAACAGAATTTGCTAAAAAGAGAAAGTATGATGAAACAGTTACTTATGCGGAAGAAGCAAAATATTTTGATAATTTCAAATTACCACTTATACAACTAGATCCTTCTAAAACGATGTTAGTAATATGTCATAATGCAAACACATTTGATAAAAAGATTATTAGAGGCGATTATACAGATAAATTTCAGCGCAATCCTTCATTTAAAGAAACTAATTTTAAATTGCGTGATTTTGTGAAAGAACCTAAGCTACGTGATTTCTATAATTCATTATAATTCATTATAATTCAATAGTATACTATTATGATATTAAATATCTAATAACCTAAAGATATATTAGTCTAGTAATTATAAAT